TCACTGCGGGACGCAGACCAGCCAGAAGTGCAACCGGATCTCGTAGTAGAGGCGAAAGCCCATGACAATGACGAACGCCAGGAACTGCTGGCACGTCTGGAGTTGCTAACACAACTATGAATATCGAACAATTGAATGCAAAGCGAGAATCGCTTTTGGCTACAGCCCGTGAGCTGGCTTCCGGTGATGGTGACCTCGCACAGGTCAAGAGCATCATGGCCGAAGCAAAGAACATCGAAGAGCGTGTAGAGACGATCAAGAGCCTCGGCGCTTCCGCTCCTGTGGTAACACCTGAAGCAACAGCAACCCCATGGAAGGGCGGCATTAACGTTCAGCGCAACCCATTTGGCGGTTCGACTGACGAGAAGAATCAAAAGGCTTATGTCTTTGGTCAGTTTGCTCGCCACCTCGCCGGTGTCAAGTCTGCTACAAAGTGGCTCCAGTCCAACGGGCACCTGAAGGCACAGACCGAAGGCGTTACAACCGCTGGTGGTTTTACTGTCCCTGATATCGTTTCCAGTGATTTGATTTACCTGCGTGAAATGTACGGCGTTGCTCGCCGCAACAGCCGTATCTACCCAATGTCATCGGATACCCTTTTGGTTCCATCGGCAACCGGTAGCACCACGGTCTACTATGCATCAGAAGCAACAGCAATCACTGCATCCGATATGGTGTTTGCACAGGTTTCCCTGAGCGCAAAGAAACTTGCAGTGCTTACGATTGCATCCAAAGAACTTGGCGAAGATACGGTTATTGACCTCGGCGCGTCCCTTGCCCGTGACATGGCTTATGCCATTGCTAAGGAAGAGGATAACGCTTGTTTTAACGGTGACGGTACTGCTACTTACGGAAGTATTACCGGTATCCTTAATGCTGTCTACGGCTTGAGTGCTACAAAAACCAGCATCGCAAGTGCTGTCCTTGGCCCTGTGCTTACGGGTGCAGCTTTCAGTAACTTCACGCTGGCTAACTTCCAGTCGATGGTTGCAAAGTTGCCAACGTATGCAGACAATGCTAAGTGGTATATGCACAAAGACTTGTTCTTCAATGGCGTTGCAGACAAGTTGATTGCACTCGGTGGAAACGCAATCCTCGACATCCAGAACGCATACACCACTGCACCTACACTCTTTGGCTATCCAATCGAGTGGGTTCAGAATATGCCAAAGGCACCAGCTGCAACAATTCCGGTTGCTATCCTTGGTGACCTCAGCAAGGGTGTAGCATTCGGTGACCGCCGTTCGATGACCGTTGAGGTTTCCGATCAGGTGAAGTTTGTCGAAGACGCTCTTACCTACAAGGCTACAGAGCGGTTCGCTTTCAACGCTCACGATGTTGGAAACGTCAACGCTTCCGCTGCATCTAAGGTGCCTGGTTCGCTCATCGTCCTCGCAACCACAACCGCTTCCTAAGCGTAGTCGGTTCATCGACCTAAAGCCCTCGGCAGACGTGCCGGGGGTTTTTTGTCATGTGGGATACTGAGAGCATGATGACACGAGCCGAAGCGATAGCACAGGTATCCTTGTTTTTGGATGCCCAGTCCTACCCGCAGATGTCCACAACCGAGATAGGAAGCATCCTTGATTCATTCTCACGGTTCAGCACTTGGACGGCATCTACAGCGTATTCTGTTGGCGATCGTGTAGTACCTGTTGTTCCTAACGGCAGAGTGTACGAATGCAGAGTTGCAGGCACGAGCGCGACAACAGAGCCTGATTACCCGGCCTACCCTGAGTATCAGTTCAAGGGCTTCTCTATTGAGGATGGCTCATCGGATCCGCGGTTAACTTGGGTTGACCAAGGCCCCGCTAACGTTGAGCGTTACGATGTGAGAACAGCCACCCGACAAGGTTGGCTTATCAAAGCCTCTCGATGTGCTTCTGAAATCGATGCCAAAGAAGGCACAAGCGATGTGAAGCTCTCGCAACTCAAAGCCCACTGCCTAAGCATGGCAGAGCGTTACAGACCGGTGGTGTTCGCATGAGTCCTATCCTACGCGCCACATTGAGCGCTGGCATGGTACGCAACCTGTGCCAAGACCGTGTAGAGATTCACCGCTTCACCTTGACCGAAGACGGCAGGGGTGGTGCTACTGAGACATGGCGCAAGGTTGCCGAGTACAACGCCAGGCTAACCAACCAATCAGACACAGAATCAATCGTAGGCGGTGGCATCCAGTCATCTGCACAGTGGACGCTGATTGTCGCTGTAGGGGCTGACGTGATGCCGCAGGATAGGGTTTACCGGGTGGGTGATGATGCCCGTTATTACGATGTCATCGGGACAGACTTTGGGCAGACAGAATTACTTGTACAGCACGTAGGGCTGGTGGAGCGTACATCATGACAGCATCGGAATGGACTACGATAGGCATCAGCGTTTCGGGTGCTGTTATCTCGTTACTGGTCTACATCATCCAGTTTCTCCACCGTATGGATAAGCGCGGAGCGGTAGACACGGCAACGATCAAAGACCACGGGCATCGTATCGGTAGGCTTGAAGGTGCAACCAGCGAACTGAAAACGCAGGTTACAAAGTTGGAGGCGAAGCAATGAACAGCATCAGCATCAAAAGATTAGTGGTCGTTGTGATCGTGGCATTCGTAGCTGCTTTTACCAGCGTGTTCGGTGATGGCATCAGGACAAGCGAAGCGAAGGACATCAGCGAGCTGGGCGCAGTGCTGGCACTCTACGGAAGCAAGGCGGTAGCGGCGGGTGTCTCCTCTGCGGTCTCTAGTGTGCTGGCGTTCCTCACGATGCCTTTCAAGGGTACGGGAATCAATGCTTTGAAGGTGGGCAAATGAACTTCATCTTTCAAGGTCTAAGGTTTGAGCTTAGGACATCCCCGACATATGACTGGTATGCATTCGGTTCTTTCTATGATTCAAAAGGTAACTTTGTCGGCACGTTTGATAATGTAGACGCTGAAGGAAATGTGCAAGGCACGTCTATTTTTGGTTGGTTTACAACGCAGGATGTCTACTTTCAGGAGCAAGTTGTATCTGAGTTTTCGGTCTGGATGGCTCGTGAAATCGCTAATGGAGTATCTGAATAATGGCTACTTGGTATGTTCGTTCAGGTGCTACCGGCAGCGGTACAGGCCCCGGATTAGCGCAAGCGTGGGGAACAATCACGCAAGCAGTTGCGGCTGGTTCTGGCGTTACTGGTGGCGATACTGTCTGGATAGCACCGGGTGTATATCGTGAGACTCCAACCATTGGATTTACTAACCCTACATCCACAGTTAATTTCTTTGGAGACCCTACCGCTTCACAGTTTCCGGGTGTAAGTCCTGCGCCTGTACGAATAACAACATACACAGTTTCGGATAACTCTACAACTTCCACTGGAGCATCGTTTACAAGTAGTCGTGATTATACTTATTTTAGAGACATTGTATTTGTTTGTACGTTAGCCTTAAGTGGTTCATACCTCACTATGTATAGATGTGTGTTTGAATCGTCAGCTCTAAATATAAGTCCAACTGCAACGACAACGGCTAATATTACAATAGACAGTTGCACGTCTCTAGGCACACAAGGTTTCACTTTTGAACTTCCAAGAGCATCTTCAAATTACAGTGCCAGCATTGTAGTAAAAAATTGTTTGATTATTCTAAATAATGTCAGTAATGTAGGAATACGATTTCAACCAAAAGGCAGTGGAGCCGGATGGATTACTGATGCATTAGTCACAAACTGTACAGTAATTGGTGGTGCTAGATGTGTTGATACATCATTCGCAGCTGGTTTTACAGGTCGTGCTGTTTTACTTCAAAATAGCATTCTAAACGGTTTTTCGTTTGTACTGGTAAGTGATGTATCAGGGCAGATTCAATATCAAAACTGCCGCATTGTTGGTTCGATAAACGGGCCGACAAGCATAAGTGGAAATACAACAACTATGTCCTATATGGGGCTTGAGTTTGGGCAATCCAAATTAGGAGGTATCCCAAATCCACAATTGCTGGCTAATATCGTAGGTAGTGTTAATATCGGCTGGGGTACTACATCAAACGCTCCTAGCGTAGACCTATATGGCAATACGTGGACAACGGCACTGCCAGATGCCGGTTCTGGAGCATATGCATCAGTAGCATCTACATCGTTCTACTATCCGACAGAGCGGAACGCATCCGCAATCACCATCGCACCCGGCTCCACATCACAAAGCATAGAACTCTACCTAGGTGCTACAGGCTTGACATTCAGCACCTCCGGTCTAGCGGCATACTACGTCCGCAACCAGAGCGCTCCGGTGGCTATCACGCTGGTCACGCAGACAGCAACTGGCGCGTGGTCATCTGGTGGCTTTGCTGAGATTAGCTCGAGCCTCGTGCCGGGCGTGTATCGGCTTGATGTTCCTAACGCCGCATTTGCTGCTGGCGCATCTGATGTGACTATCGTGGTGCGTGGTGCTGCTGGCACGAACGGCGCGGTGCTGACGGTTACGCTATCCTCTGGTGGCTTGACGGCAGCGCAGACAGCCGCAGCGGTATGGGATGAAGCAAGGGCAAGCCACACTACAGCCGGTACATTCGGCCAGTATGTCAATGCCGAACTGGTTACCCCGGTAACCTCTGCCGCTCTGGTTCGCATGGGGCCTTTTGAGGTCAAGGCTGATGGCCTTGGTGCATCTGATCCGCTAGACATCCAGAAGGGCGCACAGCACGGAATCGATATCCAGTGCGTAGACAACAATGGCGCCGGGATAGACATCACCTCTGCAACGGTAACGGCTAAAATCTACAACTCAGGTGCAACGCTTGTAAGCACTCTCGCTTGTACGGCAACCTATGCAGCTGATGGGCGGGCAACGTTCACGCTTACTACGGCGGTAACG